TGATAGCAATTCGGGCGACTGCGGCGGCGATGAAGAGGACACAGAGGACGTTGGATACAGCTATTCTGTAGGCGATACTGTAAACTACGATACAATCTATGTATCTTCAACATCAGAAGAAGCATTAAAGCCTACCTACACGACCGGCACAATTACACGAGTTGTTGACGGCGCGAGAAATCCGTATCTGATTGATGACGGCACAGGCTGGATTAATGATGATTGCATTGCTGGCGGCGGCAGTGATGATTCTGACGATTCAGAAGAAAGTTCGGATTGCGGTGGAATTTCTGTGGGCGATACCGTCCGTTTCAACGGCGATACTGACTACAATGGCACGGCAATTAAGGCATGGCACAATGACAGCGGCTATGAAGTCACACAGCTTGACGGGGATAGAGCAGTCCTTAGTTTCAACGGTTCCGTATTTGCGGCAGTCAATGTCAGCGATTGCGAATTAATCTAAACATAAAAATACCGGGAGTGTAATACTCCCGGTTATATTTTAATTGTTATCGTGTAAATCAATCATAACAGCTTCAACTTGTGGAATTGTTATCGGTTTATTCAATGTAGATGTGTATGAATACTGACCGACATAACCACCATATATAGTAATTTTATCATTTTCAAGTAATTTACAATCAATAATATCATTTGCGTAAACAACAAGCAACGCGTGATTGTAGTCATCATCTACAGCCATTCTTATAGCGGTGTAATTGCTATCAACCGCACCAATCATCTGTATAACTTTTCCGTCAAATTTCACAGGTTTATCAATATTTTTGTCCGGGTATCTAGCAAGTGTTTCATAGGTAATATCTTCTGTGTATGCCATTCTGTCCCTTGATAACAGTGTTTCTTTTTCTGTAGGGGCTTCTGTTTCAGTTTGCGTTTCCGTTATTGCTTCTGTACTGTTTGCGGTGGTAGAATTATCCGCGGTTGAATTTTGGCAAGCCACAAGTCCTAAAAGGCATACAGGCATTAATAAGCATAATAATTTCTTTTTCATAAAAATTCTCCATTACTTTATTTTTGAATAATAATAGCACATAATCTAATTTTTGTCGAACTGCTAATGGTAAATTTGTACTATACGCGCCGCAATCCGACATTATGTGACAGCATACGCTATAAAATGTAGGCAATTTTAGAGTAAATGTCGTTTTTTGCGGTTTAAATCGTTTGTGAAAAATTGGTAATTTTTGTAAAATTAAATTGTCCAAAAGATTGGGCAATTCAAGTTCCGGCGGGCGGTTGCGCTATTTGGCATTGCGCCGCCGCCCCTTTACATAACCTTAATTTACATCAGCGACCTTTGTTCCAATCTTGACGGAAACAAACATTTGTTCTATAATGTTTGTATCGCTACTTTATGTTTTGTGTCGGGGAATACGGAGGGTAAATTATGTGTAAAAAAGATAACACTGAAAATGTTTTCTACAGAAATGAGATTTTTAAATTAATAAATAAATGTGATAATACGCATTGGCTTAAAGTTATATATGCGTACATAAAAAGATTACTTAAATAAAATTGCCGGGATAGCATAATGTGTTATCCCGGCTTCTTTTATTTGTTTTCAATCATTGAATCGACAAGCTTCTCTAAACTGTCCCAGTCTTTTTCGTTCAATTTTCTAAGTGCCGCAATAAGTCTGTACTTAAAACTTTTTTCACCAGCGGCTTGAATGTCTGCAAGCATTTCAGCAATTTCTTCATCTTTGCTTTTTTTAATATAGGGTTCGCCTTTTCCTGTGCGTAGCCAAAACTCGTTTACATTAAATTCCTTGCAAATCAAAGCTATTGCCGAATCACTAGGAACGCTTCTACCCATTTCATACGTTGCAACAGTATTTCTTTTGACTTTTATTTTGTCAGCAAATTCCTGTTGTGTTAAATGAAAATGATTTCGGACTTCTTTAATTCTATTGTTCAATTCCTTTTTTCCTCCTTTCTAAAAAGTAATATATCATACTTTGTTGAAAAAATCAACAAAAAGTTCTTGACAAAAGTTTTACACCGACATATAATTGTTTTACAATCAACAAATGGAAGCGAGGTGAGAACATGAGTGAAAAAGAAAAAGAAATTGTTGAAAAATTAAAAGATACTATTCCAAAGATGTCGGATTACCAAAAAGGTTATTTACTTGGAATGGTGGAAACTATGGCAGATAAGCCTAAAAACAAGGACGAAACAGGAGTAGGAGATGGAGAGTAAAAAAGAACACGTTTTAGAAATCCTCTGTCAGCAGATGGAGCTGTTGGCAGAGGAAAGTAAGAAAGTTAAACCTAACGATAGAGGGTACAAACCTAGTTTGGTTGAACTTTCATCAGCTATTTGTCGAATAGCTGATTCTTTTGGGTATCTTTTAAATACTGAAAAGCCAAAGGAAGAACACTGATATCACCTGTGCTTTGAGCAATGCAGGTAATAGAACATAACCCTTTATCGGCTATGTACCATTCACATTCAGAGCCATAGCACTCTTTGAATGAATTTTGTGGACATTTAGCCATAGACATTCACCTCTTTCCTTTAATAAAGATAAGAGGATTATATCACAGAAAGGAGAAGAAATGGCAGATACAAATTTACAGGTTTTTAATTCAGAAGAATTTGGAAACGTCAGAACGGTAATCGTAAATGACGAGCCAATGTTTTGTTTGGCTGATGTTTGCAGGGCATTGGAAATTACAAATGTAGGAAATGTCAAACAGAGGTTATCTGAAAAGGGTATCCATACTGTGGACACCCTTACAAATGGTGGAACACAGAAAATGGTTTACATTAACGAACCAAACCTGTATAAAACAATCTTTCAGAGCCGCAAGGCAAGTGCTGAAAGATTTACTGACTGGGTAACATCAGAGGTGCTTCCGTCAATCAGAAAGACGGGAAACTACAACATGAACATGACGGATGAGGAAAAAATTCGGCTTATTGCAAAAGGCAATGTGAAGCTGAATGAAAGAATTGACAAGGTTGAAGATAAAATATCTTCCCTTGAAAATGATATGCCGCTGTACGGCTGTGAAATAGACGAAGTTCAGAAGCATATTAAAAGGAAAGTAGTTGATGTACTGGGCGGCAAGAACACCAGCGCATACAAAGACAGTAGTGTGAGGAGTTCGGTATTTGCAGACATATACCGACAGTTGAAACGCGAATACGGGTGCGTTTCGACATACAAGAGTATAAAACGCAAATACATTGCAGATGTGCATGAGTTTATTGATTGCTATTTGCCGCCGACCGTGCTTTCAGAACAGATTGAAAATTCCAATGCGCAGATGTGCATGAGTTTTTAGAAAGGGGTATGAAAATGTATATTAATCCATTTGTGGCAGGAGTAATTTTCACAATCCTCGTTGAAGTCGGACTTGCTTTGGTTTACTCGTGGAGTAACGGAAAGGATAAAAAATGAAACAGCCAAAGAAGCTTACAAGGCAACAGAAAGAAGCGTGTTCGGCGCACCACTTAAATGCCGAACATTGGCTTTTGGTTGAAGAAACAGAGTTTTATTTAAAACTTATTAATAAGGAAACCGGAAGCCGGAAAACGATTGACAAATTCACAAAGATTAATAAAGGGAGAAAAAGATGAATAAAGAAGAGGTAACAGTACAGGACTGCGTAGAAATGCAGGAAATGAAAAACAAGTCAGTCATTTTGAATGACGGCAAGGTTGTAAGATTTGAAGAAAATCCGAAGCCTAAAAAGGTGCTGTGGTTTTCTCGGCACAAAATGACAGAGCCACAGTTAGCCGCACTGGGGAACGTTGAAATTGTGCAGATTGACCGGTCGATTGAATCGGCAAGCGAGTTGCAGGAAGAAATCAACGACTGCGACATTATTGCCATTGTCGCACCTATCGGATTACAGGCACAATTTTTAAAAGCTGCAGGCGACAAGCCGGTAATTGTAGCACTTAATAACAGAGTGCTTGTACCACAGGAAGACGGCACAGAAGCCAAAGCAGTATTTAATTTTGTCAAGTGGGAAAGACTTGTCAAAATTGATGTCGTAAAAGAAGATTTTAATAATTAAAAGAAAAGAGGACAAAGAAATGAACAAAATCGAAATCAGCGGAAAAATCACAAAAGAACCAGTTTTATCACATGAAAATCATGGAGAAAAATTCTATTCAACACAAATTACAAGCGTGAGAACGAGCGGCGTTCCGGACACACTCAACGTTACATTTTCAGAAATTTTCCTTAAAAATATTAAGGAAGATGAACAGGTTGAAATTTTCGGAGAAATCCGAACAATGAACTATGACGGTCACTGTCACATCTTTGTTTTTGCAAAAGACGTTACAGAATATCCGGGAAAAGACGGAAATTTTGCGGAACTGGACGGATATATCTGCCGTGAACCAATTTTCCGTGAAACGCCGCTGAATAGAAAGATTACTGACTTACTGGTAGCAAGTAACCGGAAGTATGGAAAATCAGATTACATTCCTTGCGTTGCATGGGGAAGAAAAGCTGTTAAGGCAGGGCTTATGAATGTTGGTGCAAAAATCTCTTGTACCGGCAGATTACAAAGCCGTGAATATTTGAAAAGGTATGAAGACGGCGCAGAAGAAATCAAGACAGCCTACGAATTGTCAATCAATAATTTACAGGAGGGGGATTCCGAAAATGGCGAAGATTAAGATTTCGAAGAAACGGTATGAAGCACTTTTGGACACAGAAACAAGAGTTCAAGTGCTTTTGAGCAAAACAAAAGCGGATAAGTACATATCACTGGTGGACATGTACAGAATTTTGGGAAATGAGTTTGAAGCCCAAAAAATTGAAAAAGAAAGGGACAAGGTGGAACGGGATGAAGATTAAGCTGTTAAAAATTATATTAGAAAATTTCATGTGTTATGCACATGAAGAATTTGATTTCTTTGATTTAACAAAAATCGCCGCAATGAACGGCAAAGGAAAATCCAGTATTGCTACGGCATACAACTGGTGTTTGTTTAACTGTGATTATGAATTAAAAGATAATCCGGTTGTGCGCCGGGAAGTAGGTGGAAAGTCCGTTGATGATATGGATACAAGCGTTGAATTGGCGCTTGATGTTGACGGAAAAGAAGTAACTATGAAAAAAGTACAAAAACGTACTTATAGTAAGGACAGAAGCAGTTATAAAGATGATAACAAGTATTTCATCAATGATGTGCCTAAGACCTTAAAGGACTTCAACGCATATCTTGAAGTCGATATGAACGTGTTTAAGATGTGCAGTAATATCAATGGCTTCCTTAATCAGAAGCCAGCAGACATGAGAGAATATTTATTCAATTTGGTAGAGGACGTTTCTGATATTGATGTAGCGCGCCAGCAGACCGAATTAGCCGAGTTAGTTCCATTGTTAGGCAAATATACGGCAGAGGAATTATCAGCTACGAATAAGGCTACAAAGGCTAAAATCACAAAAGATTTGCCCGCATTAGACGGACAGATTAAAGAAAAGGAAAGAGATATACAGCTTAAACAGGCTGTAGATACATCTGATCTTGAATTACAGAAGAACAGCCTTAAAGAACAGATTGCTGATTGCGTGGCAAAACAGACCGACAATGACAAGCTGATGGCTGAATACGACAAGGCAAGCGCCGATATTATCAATCTTAAATTTGAACTGAATGACATGGGTCGCAAGGCAAATGAAGAAAACTTCAAACAGAGAAGATGGATTGATGATGAAATCGTTGACGTCAAGCGTAAGATTGATGAAATTTCAAGAAGCATTAAAACAGCTAATGATGAAATTGAAAAAGCCAATGCAGTTATCGGCAGATACACGCTTGAATTGCAGGAAGCTAGGGGAACGTGGACGAAATTACATGAAATGCAGTTTGACGAAAATGAAAAAATTTGTCAGATGTGCGGACAGGAGTTGCCGGCAGACAAAGTTGAATTACTTATTAAAAACTTTGAATCTAAAAAGGCTTCGGCACTCGAAAGCGAAGCTGAAAGGGGCAACAAGATTAAATTTCTTGTGGATTCAGAAAGAGAATCTGTTGCTAAATTGAATGAAGAAATTGCCGCACACAAATCTGAAAAAGATAAACAGGAAAAAAAGTTAAAAGACCTTGAAAGCCAGTTGGCGGCACTTCCAGTTGAAATTGATGTAACAGGAACAGATGAATACAAGGCACTTGAACAGCAGATAGCCGAAAAGGAAGAAGCTATGCACAAGGCTAATGACATTTTGGCAATAAAGGCAGAATTAAAGATACAGGAAACGGATTTAAGACAGCAGTTATCATGCTGTGAGAATCAGATTGCTAAATCCGATACTGCCGCAGATGAACAGCGGCTTGAAGAATTGAAGAAAACAAGGCTTGATTCTGAACAGAACAAGGCGAACGCAGAAAAGATTCTTGCATTGCTTGAAGAACTGGACAAAGCAAAGAATGAAATGCTGTCAGAAGCTATTAACAGCCATTTTGAATTAGTTGAATGGCAGTTGTTTGAACTGGCTAAGAATGGAAATTACAAATCAGTTTGCATTCCGAAAATTGACGGCAAGTCGATTCTTACGACCGTGTCAAACAAGGGCAACCGAATTTTGGGTAGAGTTGATATTTGCAAGTCAATTCAGAAAATTAGCAGTATTAGCTGTCCGATTTTCCTAGACGACAGTGAAAGCCTATCAACCGACAATCAGAAACGGGTAGCAGGCATGGTTGACAGCCAGTTGATTATGCTGATTGTTAATAATAGTGAGAAATTAGAGATTGTGGAGGGATAATATGAAACTTTATTTTTACAAATTGAATACAGCTGGAAAATACGAAAAAACAGGAATTACAGTACAGGTTTGTGAAGCAGAAGAGAAACCTAAGACATACAAGTCCGTTGATAGAGCCTTTCCAAACGACTATAGTGTGGTGAGGAAAGATGATGTTGGGCGAATAATTGATTTTAATTACCTGTTTCTTACAGAACCTAACTTTGAATATGCAAAAGAGGTGTTCCGAAACGGGGCGGAAAGAAGAATTGCAAACAAATTGGAAGAAATTGAAAAACTCAAAGCTGAATTAAAAATAATAAATGAAAGTGAGGAAAATTAAATGAGTAGAGAATTGGAACTTGCTAGAGAACTTGTAAGAAAGTTAGAAGAATCAGAAAAGGATAATAAGGTGCAGTTATCAGAATTACAGCCAGGAGAAACGTTTAAAATCGGAGAACATGATTTTATCGTTCTTGAGCAAAACGGTTGCAGTGGCACGACAAATGTAATATCCAAAGGCTTTATGGCAAAGGGTATTGTTTTTGACAGCAATACAAGAGATTACAACAAATCTAATCTTAAAAGAGTTATTGAAGAAAACATCCAACCGGTCATTGAATCAGAGATTGGAGCAGGCAACATTATTAAACAGGCGGTTAGCTTAACATCTGTTGATATGCAAGGTGAGTTTAATCCTTGTTATTGCAAGGTAAGACCGATAACGTTTGACGAAGCAAGAAAGTATAACAACTTGCTTGTTAATAAAGATTTAGACGATTGGTGGTGGACTTGTACGCCTTGGTCTACGGCTGACAGGGGTTGGAAGCGTACAATTACCGTCGTTTCGCCGTCCGGCCTTATCCACGACGGCAACCGCTGTGACGGCCGCAGCGGTGTTCGCCCTTTTTGTATCTTAAAATCTAATATCTTTGTATCAAAAGGAGAATGATTGATTATGACATTGACAATGAAAAGTTTACAAGAGCAGATTAATGAATTAAGAAATGAAGTTGCTGTTTTAAAAGCAGTTGAAAAAACAAGAAAGATTCCAGCCGGATTAAGCGCAGGAGATACATTTAAACTTGCTGGGCTTACATGGACAATCCTTGATATTACAGATAAAGGATATATGTGTATTGCTGACAGATTAGAGGATTCAATGAAATTTGATAGTGAATCAAATAATTGGGTTGGAAGTCAGTTGAGAGGATATCTCAACACGGAATTTATTAAAAAAATTGCTGATGAGATAGGAGAAGAAAATATCGTTTCGTTTAATCGAAATCTTCTTTCGCTTGACGGTCAAGATGAATATGGAAACTGCGAAGACACAGTATCTTTATTGACCGTAGATAACTACCGCAAGTACAGAAGCTTTATCCCGAATACTGACGATTGGTGGTGGCTTGCAACACCATGGAGCACAAAGCGTAATGACTGTGAATATTCCGTTTCCGTCGTTTCGCCGTGCGGCTATTTCGGCAACTGCTTCTGTGGCAACGACGGCGGTGTTCGCCCTTTTTGTATCTTTTCATCTGAACTCTTTGAATCAGAGGATTAGTAAATGGCAGAAACAGATTTAAAAGTTATTTTAAAAGCAAAAGAACTGGCAGAACATACTTTGAGGATAACTTCAAATTGTAACCGATACCCGAAAAAATACAGATTTTCATTGGTAGATAAAATGCAGAATAAATCACTTGAAATCTATGAATATTTGTATGAAGCCAATCGGACAGACTTGAAATTATATCGCAGAGAACGGTCAGAGCTGCAGACCAAAGCAATAACACATTGCGATGAATTGCTATTTTATATTGAATTATCAATGAAACTGAACATTGTTAATGTAAAAAGCATGGAATACTGGTCGAAAATGGTTTCTGACATTAAGCATATGGCGATTGCGTGGAGAACAAAAGACAGAGAAAGGTAATTAAAACATAGGTTGCGTGCTGTTTAAACCGTCGTTTCGCCGTCCGGCAATATCAACAACAACAACTGTAACAACAACAACGGTGTTCGCCCATTCTGTATCAAACAGGCAGTAAGAGTAGGCAATAAGCCGAAATCAGTAAAAGATACAAAAAAGTGCGCAACCTTTCCTAAAAGGATAAAAACAAAGGAATTATTACTATGGATAAAGATATTATTTGTGATTATAAAAATTTGTACAAGGCTTATAAAAAAGCTAAAGCAGGCAAAGGCTTCAATGGAAGCAGTGCTAGGTTTCAGATGATGAATCTTGAGGGACTACATATGTTAAAAGAACAACTTGAAAATCAAACATATAGGGTGAATCCGTACAATGAATTTAAGGTTTATGAACCAAAGGAAAGAGTGATTAAGTCGTGTTCTTTTAAAGATAAAGTAGTACAGCATTGCTTGTGCGATAACGTGTTGCACAAGCAGTTATCTGATGAATTTGTCAGAACAAATTATGCCGGGTAAACAGGAAAAGGCACACATTTTGGAATGGACTGTTTGAAAGAGCAAATGCTTGAATTTTACAAACAGCATGGGCTTGACGGTTGGATTTTGAAATGCGATATTACGAAGTTTTTCTATCAAATAAACCACGATATTATGAAAGACATAGTTGATTACTATTTCAATGATGAGTATACAGTGTGGATGAATCATCTATACATTGACAGCACTGACGGTTTGGGACTTCCACTTGGCAATCAAGTAGCGCAAGTATATGCATTACTTATGCTGAATGGATTAGACCATTTTGTAACAGGCGAGTTAGGAGTGGAACTATATGGCAGATATATGGACGATTTTTATTTGATAGCACAGAGCAAAGACTATCTTAACTGGTGTCTTGAGTGTATCCAGCGATTTGTTACAAGCCTTGGATTATCGCTGAATGGTAAAACACAAATTATGCCATTTAAAAACGGAGTTTTATTTACAGGATTTCATCATTATGTCACAAAAAATGGGAAATACATAAGAAAATTAACCAGTACAAATAAGCGTAGGATTCGTAAAAATTTGCTTAAATGGTACAAGCTTGTAAAAGCAGGAAGAATGACGGAACAAAAATTTTATGAAAAATACAATGCATGGAAAAACCACGCAATGCATGGGAATTGCATAAAATTGTGTCATTCAATGGATTTATATGTAAAACAGTTATTTGAAAGAGAGGTTTTATAATATGGCAGAAACAATAAGTGCAAAGAAAATAGAAGAAACAGGAGTAGTACATACCAATAGGGTTACGGATTTTAGCCTTGGAATTTTCGGAACATCAGATAACTTTATGATGGCTACTCAGATGGCTAAGGCGTTGGCTAATAGCACAGTAGTTCCGAGGGAATATCAGAATAACTTTGCAAATGGGCTTGTAGCTATTGAAATAGCACAAAGACTTAGGACAAGCCCTCTAATGGTAATGCAGAATCTTAATGTTATCCAAGGTAGACCGAGCTGGTCAGCACAGTTCCTTATTGCGATGGTAAATGGCAGTGGTAAATACGATATGGAATTACAGTTTGATGAAAAAGCCGACAAGAACGGCAAGCCATTTTCGTGCCAGTGCTGGACTGAACGAAAAGGCAGAAAAGTAACAGGAATCATTGTTGATATGGATATGGCGAATGCCGAGGGCTGGGTTCAGAAAAATGGTAGCAAGTGGAAGACAATGCCGCAAGTTATGCTTAGGTACAGAGCGGCTTCATTTTTTGCAAGAATGAATTGCCCGGAACTTACACTTGGATATTACTCTCAAGACGAAGTAATTGACGGAGATTTTAAAGAGTATCCCGTACCAACAATAGAAGATATGCAAGCACAGGTAAATGAAGAAATTACTAAAAATGCTAATTCACAAATGTTTGAAGATGTTGCAGAGCAGGCAGAAGATAAAAATGATTTACCGCCATTTATGCAGGCAGAATAGGAGATTGATTATGAGAGTAATATCACAGACTGGGAAAACAGATATTCCTTATGAAGATTTTGCTTTTTCAATATTAAATAGTGGTGGAAATTATGGAATTGTTGCGGTTAAAAATGCCGCAGAACCGCTAGAAGTGTTTATTAACAGCCTTATCGCAACTTATTCCACCGAAGCAAAGGCAATTAAGGCTATGGAAATGTTGAGAGAAAAATATGGAAAATTAGAAGTAATGAAAGTTCTTGCAAGCGGTACTGCTGAATATATGGAAAAGGTATTTGCTACCGATGAAATGATAAAACATTATAACGCCTATTGCGATATGAATGCTTTTCAATTCCCACAGGATGATGAAATCGAGGTGTGAGTATGGCAAAACACACAATGCAAGAATTATACCAATGGCAGGCATTACCGCTGAATATCAAGGTTTTAATGACGGCAGAGAGAATAAGGAACTGGGTAAATGAACACGGAAATATGAATATTAAGTATTAAAGGAGTGAAATGTAAATATGAAACAAAATCCAATAATAATTGCGTGCGAATCGTGCGGAAAGCCACAGCAAAAAGATGAATCACGTTCTAACGAAAATTGGAATGTTTATGACACAAAAGCTGTTTGTGAGTGTGGTGGAAAATTCAAAATAATGTTAAGAGAGGATGCAGAAAAATTAAGGAATGAAACTTAAATGTATAGCAACAGGAAGTACAGGTAATTGCTATGCCTTAACTTCCGACAGTGGAGAAACACTTATCCTTGATTGTGGAATACCGATTAAGGAAATCAAGAAAGGCTTGGATTGGAACATAAGAAATGTGGTTGGCTGCATAGTCAGCCACGTTCATTCAGACCACAGCAAGTCAGTAAAGGATTTTAAAGCTATGGGAATACCAGTATTTGCCCCATACATAAGCGAAAAACCTATGAAAATTGGTAATGGAGATTTTAGAGTACAGGCATTTGACCTAACAACAATAGACGGAAGCTGGACACATACCAATGCAGACGGAACACCTTGCCCGATATTCGGATTTCTGATTACTCACAAGGAAATGGGGAGAATGCTTTACATAACCGATTGTGAATTAATCAAGTGGAAGTTTAAAGACATAAACCACATTCTCTTAGGTGTGAATTATGACAAGGATTTAATCGACAGGGATAACACAGGCAAAGCTAATCACGTTTTCAGAGGTCACTTATCCATTGACACAGCTTGCGATTTTGTTAAAGCAAATCATTCAGACAGCTTGCAGAACGTCATAATGTGCCATCTATCAGATGAAAATTCTGATAGAGATAGTTTTATCGAGAAGATGAAAAAAGTTGCTTATGGGGCGAATGTAGATGTTGCAGAGCGTAACAAGGAATGGGTTTTAAGGAAAGGAGATGAATGTCCGTTTTGATTAGAGAAAATAGAGATAATTACTGGATGTTAAATTGGCTTGATAAATTTATGGAAGGGCATAAAGGATTTATATGTGGCGGTTGCTTTAAAAATATTTTTAATCAAGAGAAAGTGAAAGACCTTGATATATTCTTTCAAAACGAGGGAGATAGAGAGGAAGCGGTTGATTACTTTGATAGCATGACGGCTGGATATACTGATGGAACAATGGAAGATACAATCCTAATGCAGAGGTTGAATGCGCATATAACAATGACACGTTCAGCGTTGATGAAATTGTGGATGAAACGTTTGCAACATTTTATCCTACGGTACTTATAGGGATTGAAAATCAAAATCCGAAAGGAAACTAGAAAACATGATTAAAGGTAGAAAAGTCTACGACCCACTAACTAATACTTGGAGTACTGAATATTGGATTGTGGACGATAAAGGAAATTTAGAAAGGAGTAGAAATGAATATCGATGATTTTATAAAACGTGCGAAAGAAAAAGCAGAAGAATATAAATATCGTGCGAGCTTTTTTGAGAGCAGTAATCCCATGAATACAGCTTGCATTAAAGTCGCAAAAGACCATGAACAGTTAGCTGAATGGCTTGAAAAATCCAAGGAATATCAGCAGCTAGAGAAACAGGGAAAGCTAATCAAGATACCGCTTGAAGCGTACTGCATTGTGGATTTTGAAGTACGAAAAGGCTTTGTATTAGAGGAAACATATCATATGAGTAGAAAACCTTTGCTAGTTGTTCGATATGATGATAACACTCTCAAAAGCCATAGTGGATACTTAGGAATTTCGGTATTCCTCACAAAATCCGAAGCAGAAGCAAAACTGAAAGAATTGAGAGGTGGAGAAAATGAAAGTAGTAATTGACATACCTAAAGATTTCACAGGAGATTATATTGCTGACAAATTCAAAGATTTCTTTTCAAGGGTTATTGCGGATATTGATTGCAAAGGTATGTGTGGTAGATACGAGAAAGAAATTGCTGAAATGTTTTTAAAAGTATTTGATGATAGCGAAGAAAAGATTTCTTGCAACTGCCAGCACAACAGCAATTCGAGAGATAATGAGTCTTGTTGCAAATGTGGTAGAAAAAAGACCAATGCCGACAGAATAAGGAATATGTCGGGTGAAGAATTGGCAAAATACATTTACGATGTGTCTGAACATTGCGCAGACTGTGTTGTGTGCGGCGATGACTGTGACAGTTGCGATGGTACAGAAGATATTTGCGTGCCAAAGATTGTTGAATGGTTAAAAACAGAAAGCGAGGATTAGAAATATGATTAAAACTGAACATGGAGTAGTAATTGTAAAAGGCAACATTGTTGAACTTATGGCAGACTTATGGATTATTATTTACAGTTTGAATAAGGATATAACTGCAAAGACGGACGAAAAGTGCGCTAAAGAACTGCTTGACATGGCTTATAAAGAAGCGTTTGTAGAACCGAAAACAGAGAAAAAAGCTGAAACTAAAGAACTTCAAGAATTATTAAATCAACTTGCTAAAATTTTATCAAAATAGAAAGGACATGGATTATGAATAAAGTAATTTTAGTTGGTCGGTTAGTACGTGACCCCGATGTAAGGTATTCACAAACTGGGAATGGCAATATGGCGGTAGCACGGTACACATTAGCTGTTGACCGTAAATTCAAAAAAGAGGGCGAGCAGAATGCAGATTTTATTAATTGCATTGCGTTTGGAAAATCGGGAGAATTTGCCGAAAAATATTTCTTTAAGGGAATAAAAATTGCAATCAGCGGCAGGATTCAGACTGGAAGTTATACGAACAAAGACGGTCAGAGAGTTTACACGACTGATGTAGTTGTTGAAGAACAGGAGTTCTGCGAAAGCAAGCAGAATCAGCAGAGTAGCGGCATAATTCAGCCGAACAGTAATGTTGACAGCAATGGATTTATGAGTATCCCGGACGGAGTGGAAGATGAGGGATTACCATTTAATTAAGGAGCGTGATGAAATTTGAATTATCAAAGCATTAGGCAGGCAAAAGCGATTGAACAGAACAATAAAAAACGTTTATTAGAAGTCAATCCAAAGCTTGACGAGGAGAGCGGCATATACTTTTTGACACGAATTGATGAAAACGGATTCAAGTATGCCTATATCGGGCAGGCTGTACATATTCTGACAAGGCTTGCACAGCACCTTGTCGGATACCAACATATTGATTTATCGCTCAAAAAACACAAATTGTACTCAAAAAGCAATCCTTGTGGCTGGAAGATAGGATTTCTGCATTTTCCGAAATCCGAACTTGATAAGCAGGAGCAGCATTACATTAAGGCTTATGCCGACAAAGGATACCAGCTAAGGAACAAAACAAGTGGTTCACAGGGCGAGGGAAAAGCACAGATTGATGATTACAAGCCGTCTAAAGGCTACCGTGACGGCATACAGCAGGGCAGAAAGAATCTTGCAAAGGAACTGTCACACATTGCAGAAAAACACCTTAAAATCGAAATCAGAGAGGATAAGAGATATAACAAGGTGTCACAAAAGCAGTATGAGAAATTTATGGATTTGCTGAAAGCGGGTGAAAACAATGCTAATTCCGAAAGTTAAAGCCAAAGAATTTGAAAAATTCGGATTTAAGAAATGTAAGGGCGAATATGGAAAGAATGGTTGTTATTATCTTTGCGTTTCAAGGGGGTGCAAAATGCTTTTTGTGAGCAGTGCGATTTTCGATGTTAATGATTGGAAAGATAATGACCCAAGAATACACAAAGACGCAAATTGCCGATACAGAGACCACAGGACATACCTTGATATTATCTATGAACTTATCAAAGCAGATATGCTTGTAAGTGAAGGGGGGGGTAGGAGTTAATGAGCGAAATTAAAGGCTATACAGCGGAAGAAATTGCAAGATATACAAAGGAAAAACTTATTAGCGATTATGAATTTTGCAAATGTGATTTAGCTGAAATCAGACGGCATGAAAAAGAAATTGCGGATATAAGACTTGATTACAATTCAAAGATAGTAAAGTACAGGATAGAAAGTGTAAACAGAGTTCTTGACTTCATACGAAGTGAATATAGGGCAGGAAGAATTTGCGACCTTGAGACGCTATTATGTCACTGTCAGAACAAGCTAAATGGCAATATTGACGGAACGGAATTAAACCTTGATGAGCATTCAATGGGAGTTCTTTTTAAGGAAGTGGGTGAAGATGATGACTAGTGGAAAAGTGATTACTCGTTGCGGAGATTGTGTTCACTACAATTTTAAAAAACACAAATGTAATGTTGGGTATTCTACCGAAATAGACCCAAAAGAAAAATTTTACGCAGACTGTACAACATTTGAGAATGTGGAAGAATATGAGAGAAAGGCTTATAACAGGGCTGTTGATGATTGTATCGAAGAACTTAAAAAGCGAAGAGACACAAGATACATGAAAGTAAATTGCGATGATGTAGAGCTTAAGATGTTATCTGAAAAGTTGAAAGGAGCGAAACAGAATGAGTGAGAAAATGAAACATATTCCTCACATTAACTCTTATGAGGATATAAGAAAAGAAATGAACAATGATTTACGATACAGGCTGAATAGTAGAAAAGAGAGGACTTCACTCGGAGTTCCGCTTTACTATCGTGTCAATGTTCAGATTATAACAACGCAGGAGTGTCCGTATAGTTGCCCGTTCTGTTTAGAAAGGCAGAATCCCATGGCAGGAGAAAATGACTTTGATAATCAGATTGAATCATTGAAAGCAATTTTGAGCGAACATCCTAACGCAAGACTTACAATAACAGGTGGAGAGCCGGGACTTTATCCACAGCATATTAAACAGCTTGTAGATATATACAACGAACTTAGCAACAATGTTTTTTGTTCTGTAAACACAGCAGGATATACAAGAGAGTTAAACGGATTATGCCACATAAATTTGTCTCATAACGATTATGTACACGCAAATCCGAGCAACTTCCCTAACTGTACATTGCAGACTGTTGTGGAAAATCCAAGCATAGATTTTATAAAGGAATTTATGCACAAAGACGCTGACAGCTTTTCATTCAGATTTTTAAGTGGTCTTGAAAAGAAAGATTATCCTGTAAAAATATGGAATGATTTACAGAATGATGATGATATTGATATTCATACCTTTAGAATTGGTGATTTCTTTGTATATGCAACATTTGACTATATGGGAAAACATGCAAGATTGACATTAGGAGATATGTGGCAGCAGAGAAACAATGATTATAAAGATGGATACTCAAATATTATTATTCATCCTGATGGAACTATTGGAACTAATTGGAGATAAGAAAGTAGATGATTCAGTTGAAAGATAACCAGTGCAGAGCTTACAAACACACATACAAATGCCCGAAAGACAAGTGTGACGGCTGTCATCGGCGCATGAGCAGATTCTACTTAATACAGGAGATTGTAGAAATTTTGATGAAATCAGACACACCAATTGGAGAGGATTAATGCAAATGAAAATCAAAAGCATAATAAAAGGAATCGTAAGAGGTTTAGTCGTAATAATGTTTGCCGCAGGAACATTTGTGATTTGCAAATTGATGATTTCCGTATATTTTCATCAGATTATTACATTTCTACTTGTAGTTGCGGCTATATCACTGATATGCTGGGCATTTGAGTGATAGGAAAGGGCATGACATGACAAAAAATGGACAGTTTGAAATAACTGATTTTTTAGGAAAACAGATTAAAAATAAATCTGTTATGGATTTAACGCAATACATAAACAGCCAAGGTAAGGCACAGTACACACAGATTGGTGAAGTTGTAAGAAATACTTGCAACTTAAACAAAGACAGCGAAGAGCTTTTAGATAGACTTACAAATGCTATATCAGTGTATGTACTTGAACAGTCTATAGGCTACATGGATTATTTAAGAAAGGAAAGCCGATTATGACAGATGATACAAAACACGAAATACAAATCTTACTTGACCTGTTAAAATCCAGCCTTACACGGAACGGCGTAAGCATGACAACTGACAGAGAGGGAAATTTGATGTTTTTTGATACCGCAGAATATAACCGAAGCGGTGGCAAGACATTTGACGGATTTAGAATCAATATTAATGATTTAGTAAAGTAACAAAGCAACGGAACTTGAATAACAGATAAGGGGCGATAATATGGCAATATATCGAAATGTCCAATTGGCATTTTGGACGGATAGCAAAGTTGAAGACGATTTTACACCGGAAGACAAGTATTTTTATATGTACATTTTAACTAATCCGCAGACGAATATCTGCGGGTGCTACGAAGTGAATTTTTCGCAAATGACAAGGCATACGGGCTACAGCAAAGACACTATCGTAAGGCTTCTTGAGCGGTTCGACAAAGTACACAATGTTATAAAATACGATTCAAATACGAAAGAGATACTGATATTGCGGTGGTACAAATACAATTGGAATAAATCGGAAAAAGTTCTTGCAGGAGTATTGAGTGCGGCAAAACGGATTAAATCTGAAAAATTCAGAAAATACATCAATGATATTATTGATTCAATCAGAAGTGGCACACCATTATTAGACCACAGCATTGAAGAAACATCTGATACCAATTTGCCCGACAATGCAAATGAAAAGGAAAACAATGCGGTGTATATGAATGTTATCGACTACTTGAATAAAAGATGTAATACTAAATACAGATACAATACGCAGGCAACAAAACGGCATATACACGCAAGGATAGAAGACGGATATAAGGAATCCGATTTTTACGAGGTGATAGACAAAAAGGCGGGTGAATGGTTGGGTACGGATATGGAAAAATATTTGCGACCGGAAACCTTGTTCGGAACAAAATTTGAAAATTATTTGAACCAAAATATAGTACCTAATAAAAATTTTAGCAAGGGTACTATTGATTGGGACAATGTGTAAAGGCAGGTGGCAATGATTGACAAGAGAAGAAACAGTCAAAATCATTCGGATTATGTGCGACAGCTATCCGAATTATAAGCCGAACAATATTTCAGAAATGGTCGACGTGTGGTGCATGATGTTAGAGGATTACAACTACAATCAAATTTCGGTTGCGTTAAAAGCTTACGTAACATCGGATACAAGCGGATTTGCGCCGAGTATAGGAGAGCTGATAGCAAAAATACAAATGATTTCACAGCCGCAGGAATTGAATGAAATGGAAGCATGGAGTTTAGTGAGTAAAGCATTGCGGAATGGTACATATGGTGCAGTTGAGGAGTTTTCAAGGCTTCCGCCGACCGTTCAAGAAGCTGTTGGGAATCCCGACAATCTAAGAAATTGGGCAACGTCCGATTACAAAGCGATTGAAACCGTAATACAGTCCAATTTTATCAAAACTTACAGAAGCGTTACAAGCCGGACAGAAGAAATTAAAAGAGTGCCGGCAGAAATTCAGAAACTTATCGAAAAAGTAAATCAAAATTCACTAAAGGCTCAAATCGAGCAAAAATACCAAAATAATACAAAACTTCTTTCGGACAAGAATAAGCCGCCTATGAGCGATACAGAAGACGTAGAAGCATATTCAGAACCACCGAAAGAATTTGAAGCTTTAAAGGATAGTTTGAGGAAATAAAAAATGGCATTAACGCAAAAAGAAATTAGTCACAATTGTTACATAAGACGCAAAGAAAATGGATTATGTCCACGTTGCGGAAAGCCGCTTGACAGAACTGGTTACTACTGTTCGGATTGTTTAAAGAAAAATAACGAACGTGAAAAAGAATTTCGTGAGTGGTGCAAAGAATACAAAATTTGTCCACAATGCAAAAAAAACAAACTTTTTGGCGATGAACATATTTGCCCGGAATGTTTAGCAAGAAAAGCTATATACCGTGCAAACAATCCCATATCCGATGAAAAACAAAAACAATACAATGAGAGATTCAAAAAACAGCAGAAAACGCTGTATCAACAGCGGAAAGAGCAAGGCGTTTGTACCCGGTGTGGTAAACGTCCAGCGGCAAAGCCTAAAGCCAAATGTGCAATATGCTTGAAAAAGGACGCTCAAGTGCATAGAAAGCAATATTACGACAAAATAGATATAAAAGAGTATCGCAAAGCTAATAATCTATGCTATCACTGTGGAAATCCTATAGACCGTGAAACGGGGCAGTTGTGTCAGTCGTGTTGGGATAAATGCCGTGAAAATGGATTAAAAAGCCCACATGATAATACATACTGGCGACAGGACAATAACATGGTTTTTAAATGGAATCGAGGTGCTAAAAATGAACATAAATAGTGCAACTGACAAAGGCTGTGATAAATGCAAGCATAAGTTTTATTTAGGCACAAATAAGCAAGGTGCAGCAATTTACGGTTGTAAAAACCGTACTGGTAAATGCCCGGAGCGCAAAAACAAATAATTGAAAGGAAACGGCTTATGAATTTTTCGGAATTAACTAAGCCGGAACTTGAAAAAATTATCGAAAATGCCAACTTTACAGAAGAGGAAATGCAAATATTTAAAATGTTAGCTTGCGGCAAGAGCTTGGAACAGATAAGTCAAAAAATATTATTATCAAAAGCCACAGTTTCTCGCCGCATAGTTGACATAAAAAACAAAATAGAAAGGACTGATAACATGAATAAAACAATCCCAATTTGGGAGAAAGCATTGTTGACGGTTGAAGAAACAGCAGAATATAGCAACATTGGGCTTAATAAAATTAGAGAATTACTGAATCAACCCGGCTGTACGTTTGCCTTTTTTGTAGGCAAAGGGAAATGCCTTGTTAAACGTAGGGAATTTGAAAAATTTATTGATAAAACAAGAGAAATATAATCATACGTTGAAATATGAGCCGTGATGTAGTAATATGTGATTGTTATGTCACGGCTTCTTTTTTGAAAGGAGCTATATACATGGGAAAAGATTTAAAAGGCAAAGAATTGGGAGCAGGAATTACTCAGCGTAAAAATGGAGCATATCAAGGTCGGTACAAAGATAGATTCGGAAATGTAAAGACGATTTACAATCGCAAGTTATCTGATTTACGCAAAGAACTTGCTATTGCAATTGCTGACAACGAAAATCTATTCAGTATCCGTAATGAAATTACTCTTGATGAGTGGTTTGGAAAATGGGTGGAATTATATAAAAAGAAAAGTGTACGCCCTAACACGCTTAGGGAATACACTCATGTTTACAACAAAAATATATCACCTTTTTTAGGAAATAGCAAGATAAATTCGCTTGTCAAATCGGATATACAGCAACTTATTGATACTGCTAATGACAGTGGATATAAATATGAACGCCAAAATAAAATCAAAGTTATTTTGTCTGATATGTTTGAAAGAGCAATAGAAGATGAATTAATGACAAAGAATCCGGCAAAGGGTGTTAAATTGAGGTTAGAAAAAGAGTTTAATGCAAAGGCATTAACGCTCGAACAGCAGGACATCTTTTTTGAGGTTTGTAGCGGCACTTTTTACGACAACTTGTACAACGTTGCAGTTAATACCGGATTGAGGCCGGGCGAATTATTTGCGCTCACAAAAGAAGATGTTGATTTAGAAAATGGATATATCAGTGTAAATAAAACGCTGGTTTATCAAAAATATCTTGACGATGAGTGTAAGACATTTCATATCGAACCGCCAAAAACGAAACAGAGTTATAGAAAAGTTCCTATAAACCGCAAATGCCGCAAATATCTTGAAAAACAATTTGTCTTGAAAGATGTTATTAGCAAAAAACGGCCTAAACAGCAGAATGATTTTTTATTTGTTACTAAATTTAATACACCGATAAATTCTCAAATTTATTCTGCTTCAATTAAAAGAATTGTTGAGCAGATTAATCTTACAAGAGAATTTGCAGATGAATTTCCGGTTTTTAGTGGGCATACATTCCGACATACATTTGCCACACGATGTTTTGAAGTTGGAATACAGCCGAAAGTTGTTCAATCATATTTAGGTCATGCAACACTTAAAATGACAATGGATTTATATACGCACGTAACAGAAGAAAAATCTGCAAATGACATTGAACGTATCGTTGAAAATGATAGGAATAATGTAATAGATTTTGGATTGAAAGTATGTTAGTGTGTAAATAGTGTGTAACTTACACATCAATTCCAAAAAGAAATCCAGTAACTAAGCGGCTTCACGGACAATTTTATGTGAGAACTGATAAAACTATTACGTATACCAAAGCACACCGTATGAGTGGCACTAATTATAAGGGGAGGACATTCTATGACAGAAAACGAAATGTTACAGGCAATTTATTCTGATATGCAGAATATGAAAAACGATATGCAGGAAATGAAGACTGACATGCAGGAAATGAAGACTGACATGCAGAATATGAATACCGACATGCAGAACATGAAATCGGATATGAAAGAAATGAAGACTGATATGCAGGGTATGAAGACTGATATGCAGGGTATGAAGACTGATATGCAAGGTATGAAGACTGATATGCGGGGAATGAAGACTGATATGCAAGGCATGAAAACGGACATACAGGATTTAAGAGGCCGTGTATCCGGTATTGAAATGACCCTTGAGAATGAAACAAACCGCAATATCAGAATTATTGCAGAGGGACATGCCGATTTGTGCAGAAAACTGGATGAAGCATTGAAGGTAGAAAACGAAAAGGAACTCCTTCTTGTCCGGACGAATATAATGGAAAATGATATCCGGAAGATTAAAGATAAATTAGAAATTGCTTAA